CGAACTTCTGCGAACTGCACACGTAAGTCATTGATTTATATACAATGCCCAATAGCTCAATGGGCTATCTGAAAAGTTGTTATAAATCAACTACATAGAGGCTTTTTTGACTAGTTTCATGTAGTGTTTGGGGGTTTTTTTTAGTCTTTTTATCAGTATTTATTAAATATTGAAAAAACAGCCTATTGTTCGCTCATTTCCATTTGCTCTGTAGCTTGACGTATTGCCATGCGTCTTCTTGTTCGCCTGTCTCTAATAGGTCTGCCGTTAGGGTAGGTGATAGTTTTAAAAGACTCATTCACAAGTTCGTCAAACTCTCTTTTTCTTACCCGCTCCTGTGTTGCTTGCATCTCTTCCAGGTCTTTTTCTTCCTGACTTTTCACAGGTATTCCAATAAGACCACCAAGAGCATAAGAGTTAGGCGCGTTTGGAGGCTGTATAAGTTGATACCCTTGGTTTTCGAAATGTTGCATCTGCTCTGACGTAAGACCGCCCCCCGCGCCCCAATCTATTCTGCCGCTATTAGCTGATGCTTTATATGCTTCTGCCCCAGCCCTGAACTGCGGCATTTCTTTCAAAGTAGTTAAAGGAATCCGCGTTGCCCACGGTTGACCTGTCATTTCTTCTAATATGCGCTTTTGCACATTTGATGAGCCGCCACCACCCATAAAGCGCCTTAGTATATTGCGACCAAAATTTACTTTTAATTGCGATCTTGCCAAACTGTGACCCAAAGCAATTACCGCTAAACTGTTGGCTACACCAGCGCGGTCAAAAAAAGGCACTCCAGCACTTGTGTCTGTTTGTCGTCCTCCAAGCTGATCTTTTAACGGCCCTTCAATCGCTGAAGGCTTTAAGCCTATAGCTCTTTGCGCTGCCAAAGCATGATCGCGCAGAGTAGTAATATCATCAAAGCCATCGGGGAATAACGCAGTCAATAATTCTTTATCACCCCTTTTACCAAACACTTTGTTATAACGATTTAAAAACCCACCTAAATCGACTTTACCTGTATCGACCGCTTCTAATAAGGGCTGCATAACATCAAATTTTATGTCGTTTTGCAAAGCTGACATTATTTCGTTTAGGTTTGCTGGGTTGGTAGCTTTAATTTCATTAACAATTCTAGCTGCTTGAGCAGGCATATTAAATTCACTTAAACCCAGCAATAATTTTTTTATTTCATTCTGCGTAAGATCGTTTTCAACAATTCTTCGTATCACCGCCTTTTCGTCAAAATTAACCGCGTATAGTCTGCGGTGTTCACTTGCCTCACGCCATTTTCCTAGGGCGGTAGCGTCACCACTCATTAAATTGTTTTCAAACCAGCTATCCATAGAATTATCTAATTTTGACTTAACAATAGCTAATGCTGCTTGCTCTGAAGGGTCGGCACTATTACCTATACGCCTATTAATATCACGCCTGAAATTGCTAAGTTGCCGTATTGTTTGGCTTGGCGCAGGCGGCGTGGCAGGCATAAAATCTTGAGTTAATACATTCTTACCAAGTCTTGAAGCTTGACCAGTATTTCTGCTTGCTGGCGTACCTTCTGCAAGCACTCGGAATTGATTTAAAGTCGATTGCAAATAAGGCATCGAGCTTATGTCAAACGTGCTGGTGCTGGGATTAAAAAGGTCGTAAAGATTGCTGTTAAAATCAGCAATATACTGTACAGCTACACTAGCATCGCCAGCTTCTTCTGCGACATCATACAGTCTTCTTGTCTCCCTTTTTCTGTCAGATTGAGCGTCTATCAGTCCTTGCTGCACCAATGCCATGTTTTCAGCTTTGTTTTTTTGCCCTCCCGAAATTCTATTTGCGGCTGTTTCATAGTTATTTAATATGGTGTTATTCACAGGATCAAAAGGGTTAATTCCAATAGCCGTAAGCCTTTCTCTTTGTCTTTGTTGTCCGTTACGCCTAGCAAAAGCTCCAGGCCCAAACGCGGCTAAATCAGGAATAAGATTTATTAATTCTCTTGTCCCGTATTGGGCAAACAACTGAGGGTAATTAATTTCAATATATTCTCCTTCTGAGTTTATAGCGCCTTCAAATCGTTGTTGCAAAGACTTATACTCATCTCGCAGCAGATTAGGCATAAGGGAAGCGTCACCTGATTGTTGTGCCGCAACCGAAAGATCATAAAGGTCTTTCATCCTAGCCATTTCTAAGTCCGATGGGACTTCACCATCTGGGGTATTAACACCACCCGTCACTTCGCCAACTTTTTCACCTGCCGCTTCGGCTATTTTGTTTAGCTCCATAATCGGGCTAAACAAAATAGTTGTTATGCCTTCACCAGCTAACGTCTTGGGTTGATAAGTCCAGTTTGGTGCGTCTGCTGATTTTTGCTTTGCGTCTACAAGCCTTTGGGTCAGGCTTTGAGAAGAGTTTCTTGATTGATACAATTCAGCGGAAAAATCAACTGCGCTTTTCCCCATGTCTAACAAGCCAGTAGCTACTGTCAATCCTGTTTCGCCAACGCCCAATCCTATGTCAGCAAGTTCTCTACTCACTTCCATCATTCCGTCTAGGTTCAAAGGCAGTGGCTCCGTATAAACAGTACGCTGTCTAGTGCCTCCGCTTTTATACCAACTTGCGACAGAATTTAATCCAGCGGAAGTGTTCTGTGCAACGCCTTGCGGATAAATTTGAGCAGCTACGTCACCAAAACTTTGCCCTTCACCCCTATTCCACTCTGCCCTTACACCGTTTAATAGTTGCGTTTGCTCTTCTGTCAATGGTGTACCATTTCTCATTAGACCCGTTTGAGAGGCAAACAGCAGCTCGTCTAAAGCATTAGGTGTATAGTCAAGACTGCTTATACCTTCAGGTATCAATTCTGGAGTTAATTTAGCTTCTGCCATTAGTCGATTGCTCCAAAAATAGAATTTACAGCTTCTGCGTCTGGCGGCCCTTGATTAGCTGCTGGGTCAAAATTGATTTCTTTGAAAAAATCATTTATGCCAAAATTTTCCATTGCGTTAAATGGTGAATAATCTTCATCTCTGTTAAACATAGTTGCATAGCCACGGTCATAATTATCCGCAGTCTCTATTATATTGTTTCTAAGTATTGCTAATATTGAATCTGAATCACCAATACCGCCGCCTATAGCCTCTAACGCATTATTTAAATCGGTGTCACTGATCCTATCGCTTGAGCCTTGCATAGATTTAGCTTTCTGATAGGCTAAATTTATCATCAAGGCTTTAAATTCAGCACCCTCAATACCTAATTTATCTATTTTTGCTTCTACCTTGTTTTTGTCGAAGCCTGTTTTACCAGCTTTGAAAGTTGAGGTATATTCATTATTTATTGTATTAAAATAAGCGTAATTCTCTTTTAGTCCGTTATAAACTTGCGCTGCTTGTGCAGAAAAAGTGGCTGCGGCAGGCTGTCTTTGTATCATTCTATATGCGTTCATTGCGCCCGAAACAAAAGTTTTATCTATAGCTTCTCTATTTCTCCACTCACTTACTAAATCGCTTGGGCCAGCATCAGCAATATTTGAAGCAGCCACCGAAACAGGAAGAAAACGCCTAGGCCTTTGATCACCTTCTAACGTATTCCCTTCAACATCTTGCATTTGACCACTTGGGCTAACCCAGACATTTTCTTGCTTGCCATCTGCATAAAACCCCATCATGGGTGTCCATTTGCTGTCTGTTACTTCTTTCTGTAGTTTTCTTTCTTGTAAATCACCTATTCTGGATTGCTGATTGGCCGTTTGCATTTTACTAGCCATCATCGCTCCCATTTCAGGGTTAATAGCTGTCAACGATTGAACCACTCTGGCTTGACCCGCTGCCGTACCGTCATAGCCCGATAAAGCCTTTTCAAACAGTTCACTTTCTGTCTGCAAGCCACTCATACCGCTTTGTACGCCTAATTGCCGAACATTGTCAGTAATTCCTGGTATGTTCCGAAGTATTCCCGCAGAGAGATTAGCTATAGGCGCAGGCAAGCCTTGGGATAATGTTTGCCCCATTACATCGCCTTGTTGCATCAAGCGCATATCGCGTTGCATATCTGTCTCTAATCCCAAATCTCTGCGGATATTAGGAAGGCCAAGCATTGCGCGTTCTGTCAAATTTTTCATTTTAGCTTCCTATTTAAAAAAGGTTATAGTCAAAGCCATATTTAGCAAGTGCTAGAGGATTGTTTAAAGCATTATCAAGCCCAGCATTGCCAGTGTTGATTCCTGACGCATTTATAGCCGCTGCTGCTGTATTTGCTTTTGCGTTATTGTCAGAAATAAGCAGATCAAAAAGACCTTTCATCGTCTGATTACGTATGTTTGCCGCAGCGGATTGTGCGCCTAAGTCGTAACCCATCTGACTTTGACCTAATCCCATGCCATAACCGCCCAACTGCCGTCCCGCAGTTGTCGCCATATCAGCACTATTCAGAGAAGGTTGCATAGCTGCAAGAAGAGCAGTTTGCGGATTGTAGCTACCGCCTAGAAACGACATGGCAGCATCTACGCCAAAGCCTTTTTCAGCCAGCATTTGCGTCAGCGCCCCAGCGTTTGCATTTGCTTGCGACTGAGCGTCTTGTCGCGCAATACCCATAGCCGACATTACATCAGCCGACTTTTGCTCCTCAATCGCTTTGCTTAACGCAAATTGTTCAGGACTTCCTCCGTACTGAGCAGTCTGCAATCCCTGCCTGCCTTGAGAAACAAGGTTTTGATTTAATCCCGTCTGCTGGCGTTGCTCTTCTGGGCTTCTTATTGCCCGAAGTCTGTCGTATGTGGTTTGTTCTGTTGCCGCTAGATTTTCTGCTTTAAATGGATCGCCAAGCAGACCTTGTAAATAGCCCATGCCTGATCTTGGATCATCTACCATCGCTCCTGTTGCAGGATCAATTGAGCCATATTGGCCGCGACCAAGAACGGCATCAACCAAAGTTGAGCCTCCTGTTCGCAAAGACTCTTCAATCGCAGCTTGTTCAGGAGACAGACTATAAGATGTCCCTCCCTGCGCGTTAGTAGAAGCACTGCCTGGAATTGCAGAAACATTAAACCCTTTAAAAAGCGTATCGCCCTTTATTGTGTCGTATAACCCGTTATCAGGCATACCAATGTATTTCTTGGCATCATCGCCCAAGCCCGTTAAAGCTTTTACCGCAGCCTCTTGGTTGGCAATTTGTCCGGCAACCCCTATCGCGGTGCTGTTGTCATTAACAAAATTAGTTGCCCCGCCTATTAAATCAGTCAGCCACGTCATTAGTATGTTCCTCCGTCTATGGTGGTGACGGACATCGTGCCTGATACAGTTAGATCAGCCACGGTTGTCGTACCCGTAAATGTAGGCGATGCGTTGTTGCTCTTGCTGTTCACCGCAGTCTGCAAATTTGTCATTTCCACGCCTATTGAAGTCGCCTTGACTATTTTGTTGGGATTCCCGCTAGGCAGGCTGTCATAGCTTGACCAAGGAAATGTGGGGGTGTAATTGCTCATTAATTGATTCTCCCAATGGTCGAATGAATATTTAACTCTTGAAAAGCTATTTCTTTACCGTTTACGTTCGTTGTGATTCCGACTTGAACTACTGAGCCAGAGCCGCCAGTGTTGACCTTCTGCGTATTGATCAAAGAAGCACCACTAGAATATTCCGCTTCCGTGTTAAATTCGCTGATGTTGTACAAAGCGCCGACAAATCCTGGCAGCGTATAAACTTGGCTGCGATAATCACCTTTATAGTCGTAAGCCCAGTTAAGTGTCACATCAGCATTTTCACCGGAGAAAGTCGTGATATTAACCTTCTTTAAAAATTTGAGGCGCGAACTGTCGCCAAAGCTCAAGGGATGACTAAAATATTGGAGAGTGAAAGGAGCGGTATCGTCAGTGTATGTATTGTATTCCGCAATTCCGTTAGCAACGCCTATATATAGCTCGTCTGCGTCAGTGACGGTAAAGCATAACGGTTTAATTGCTGTCCAAGTGGTAGTTCTGTAGCTTCCGTTTTCGAGTGGGTAGCGGGTATCAAAACAATAAACTATTCCAACTGTCGGGAAGTTTATTAAGAGAAAGGCATTGTTGCTGTCATACACCGTTTTTATATTGCCTGTTTCTGCCTGCACCCTCGTTTTAATCTCTGAGTTGACGTTTTTGCTTACATCACCAATTGGCGATGATTTCTCTTGAATTGTGCGGCTAAGACTTCTTACACCAGAAAAATCAAGAAACAGAATGTCTTGCCCTGTGGACTGAATTGCGTCTCTTCCGATACATCCTATGTTCAAAATGGTGTCGGAGAGTGTCATAGCAGACGGATTACCCGCGCCGGAGTAGACTAAGATGCTTCTCCTGCCCAAAATTATGAGGAAATTGTTGTGTGCGGCCAGTGCTGTAATCTCATCAAACCCAGAAGGCCATACCGTAGTAAGGTCTAAAGAGCCACTAGAGCCGCTATTCCAATCAACTCCATCTAAAGAATCTGACCAATAAAGGGTTTGCTTGTTGCCTGTCACATCAGCCGCCCATATTCGGCCAAATGCAGCCATGCAGACATGAGCATTAGGGGGTGTGCCAGAAGCACTACCGTGTGCCGCTATAGTCGTTAAAGCACTCGTACCGGCATCATAGACCAGAGGAGAATGCCCTCTCTGGAATAGATAAAACTTATTGGCAAGGCTTGCCATTGACCAGTTATTCGCTGAAACGGTCAGGCTTGCGGTGATATCCACCAGCGTGGAAGTCCCTTTNAATATTTTGTTATTGCCGCAGCTAAAAACTATTTTTGTTCCGTCATTTTGAACAAACTCCCCAATCGACTCTATACCGGCGCTTGTGCCTAGAACGGCTCCACCGTTAGAGGAAACCATAGAGTAACCCTTTCTCGAAGCTATCCTTCCTTCTTTGTCGATAATGCAGTTATCCGCAATAGAAGCGAAAGACGCATCCTGCAACAAAGGAGCATCCTGCGTGTTTATACCCGCAAATCCTGGCGCAGATATAGTTATGTTTTGTAGTGGTTGAGCCATTTAAACCGCCATGAAAGTCATTTCAAGTGGATACTTATTGGCATCAATAGCAATTGCATCTGTTAATGCTATTTGAGCCACACCAAATTGCTCTGCCGCAGACTGGCCGCCAGTTTCCCCTCTTTCACGCAGCGCAAGGCCGTAAGCTAGTTGCAAGACAGGATTACCAGGACATCTGATTACTGTCGCATCAGCAGCCAATCTGGGCTGCGGTGTAACCATATCGAATCGCAGGGCATAGGTATCATTAGGCTTTGGATACAAATCTACCTGCATATCTCCATTTGCATCCGTCGAGGCAAACGTAAAATAGTTTGGTGCGCCTGAAGCTGGTGACGCATTGTAAAACTGCGAGTTAAACCATGTTTTCGTTCTTTCTTTTAAAAACAGGTTGCTTGTGTCGTTAATAGCTTCTTTTAATATTGAGTCTTGTCCAGAGCCGGTTATAGAATAAATGTGTGTTCCGCTCACAGTGTTAAGCGTCACTGTGTTTCGTAACGCAGACCATTCCCACGAAGTTTCGACAGTGGTTTTAGCGTCATTAATTAAATCACCGATCATCGTGGAGTAATCTGTCTCAGTGTTTGCAGAAACCGTATTCTCTCGCAGCCTTCGCAAAACTCCGTTAATTAGTTCCAAATACGTCATATTCGATTTCTCCAGCCTTGGCTTGCGTTGTAAGCAAAAGTTCTTTCTAGCAATGTCCCTTTTGTCACAGGAACGCCATAAATTTCAGTTTGAAAAAGAGTGTCTGAAATCGGTGTTGTAATACTATCAAGACCGCCAGACCCTATGCCTAAACCCTTGCCATCTCCGTCCCCGTCACCGTCACCATCACCATCTCCGTCCCCGTCACCTGTTCCTGTTCCTGTTCCTGTTCCTGTTCCTGTTCCTGTTCCATCATCTCCAAGCACATCATCTCCAAGCACATCATCACCAGGAGGCAGGCCATCACCAGGAGGCAGGCCATTACCAGGAGGGAGAGTACTGCCAGGAGGGAGAGTACTGCCAGGAGGAGCAACACTACCTCCAGGAGGAGCAACACTACCTCCAGGAACACCTCCAGTAACACCTCCAGTAACACCTCCAGTCACACCTCCAGTAACACCACCAGCAGGAGCGGCAGTAGCACCGTCAGTAGCAACGGAAGCAGTATCAACACCGTCAGTAGCAGCGGCTTTTGATTTATTTGAAGCTAGTATTAAAGCATCAAACAAAGGGTCGCCTTTTCCTATAGGAGTAAGACTAGATGGAACTGTCGAAGGTGGGGCGGTAATAGTAGGATATGAACCGCCACTCGTTCCGTCTAAATTAGGATTTCCTCCTACTATACGCACTCCTTGCCCGCCATTAGCCACAGATACGTATGTATCGCCTGTCGCTGCTTCATAATCCGCAATATCTTTCAGTGAAGGAATTTTTGCTTGCCAAATAATTGCACCACTTTGCGGGTGTTTACCCATATTTTTCCATTTTTCAACATTGGCAGCGGCATCAGCGGCGGCTTTAGCATCAGCGGCGGCTTTAGCATCAGCGGCGGCTTTGTCAGCGGCGGCTTGAGCAGCAGCAGCTACTTCAGAAGGATCAGAAGGCAAACCACCACCTCCATCACTAGCCGCTTGGCTACTTGCCGCCGTGCTACCGCCACCACCTTCTTCATTTGTTTTTTCTATGGGAACTTTCTTCCACCCCACATCGACAGCCATAGGAAACGCCGCTAGTGTCCCTAAAACTTCCGGTAAACCCCCGTCACCTTGGTAGTAAGGGTCTATGACCCACTCAAAATCTACGCCTTCAACTCCATCAACTGTTGTATTACCGAGCAAGTCTAGGTCAAGTGAAGCTCCATCGCTTTGTATCTGTTCACCTCTAGGCCCAAAACCTCTATCGCTTAATAAAGAATTTACTTCTTGTTTTGGTATGCCTAAAATCTGCTCTACGATGTCACTGCTTGATTGTGTATTGCGAAGCATTGCTGCTAACAAGTCTGTCTTTTCTTCAATCGACTTATCAGAGTCGGCTATGTTGCCCAAAAACCCAGAAACTTGTGCTTCTTTAATAGCAGCGTCTTCGTATACGCCCTCTGAGTCGCTATCTAACACTCCAGTTATATAGTCCCAGTTGGCCGCATTAGATAAATCAATAAATCCTTGTTGACCGCCGTAATTAGTATCTCCCCTCCTCCCAAGAGTAGGGTTAATATTATTAGGCAATTTCCCAAAATTATCTGACATAACTATTCCTGCACAACGGTTGTCATTACTTATTATTGTGTGACGAACCAAAATAAAAGGCTGAAATTCCTGATATCAACCCAAAGAAATTTCCAATTAGCAAATTAACCAATGCTAAATCGTTCTGCTCTGGCGGCTGTATCGAAATCATAAATATGTAACCTAAAAAACCAATTAAACAAATTAACGCAAATATCTTAGGAAAAGGGTCAGAACTAAAATGCTTCCTAGCGTCCTGCCTGTCTTCAGTCTCAACCTTAAATCCTTCAAGATTTATCTGCATTGCCTTTAATTCGTTTTCTGTCTGAGACAGTAAAGAAACTTTCTCTGGCTCACGCTCTACAGCATCTTCGATTTGCTCCAGTGATGAGCTTTCAGGCATTCCAAGCTTTTTAGCTGCCATCTTTACAGCCATTCCAGCAATAGGATTGCTACTTGTCGCAACATTGACAAGCGTGGGTGCTAAAGCCTTGAGTATTCCTTTAAGCTTCATCTTCCTGCGTCATTTCATCAATAGTTTCGCAAACATCCACCATGTGAACCCCTGTCACCGCAGTTAGTCCCGCTCTAGCAACAGTTCGGCCAGCCTGCAATATAGGATTGCAATACACTACCTCTGCATCCTTAATTTGACTAAGACTGCACCCAGACAAAAGAAGACAAATAAAAACAACTTTTTTCATTTTTTCTTTTTCCTTTTCTCTTTTTCTATAAAGATATGCGGCTGCATCCTTTTCGCATACAAATCCATCGAATGATCTGAAATAGAATCTTTTGCAGACCAATCATTAACCATGAAGTCACGCTTACAATTAACGTAATCTTCGCCATTATTTCCTAAGTACAAACTCATTTGATTAGCGTCTGGACAAAAGAAAAGTCTGGGTATTCTAGTGACAATGTCTGATCCGCTTATAATCGACAAATGACCCGCCAGATGATCCATTGAATATCTTTTCTTTTTCTTTATGAAAGTATTTGGCTTTCCAAAAGTGACAAGCGTAATATTTCCGTAACCAAAATCAGCAGCAAGCTTCAAGGCTGACAGTTCTGCCATGCCTCCACCAAGCGAATGCCCAGTAATTAATAATTTTTTCGACGGATTAATTAGCTTTTTGCATTTACCCCAAACAGATGCATGAGCCAAGGCAAAGCCTCCATGCACCCATCTTTTTGCATATCTAACAGGTAACGCAGAGAAGTTAAATATCCAATCCCTAGCTTGCTGAGTACCTCTATGAGCCAGTATGTCCATGTCCAATTCTTCATCATGCAAAAAAAACGCAGTCGAACTTGCTAGTTTTGATTCAATTTTTAAAGCACCTGGAATTTCATCTTTATAGGCATCAAGGCTGTACTGCGTGGCTTTACGCAGTAATTCGGTTGTTGGCATTTTCCCTGTTTTATCTTTCATAAATCTGCGTTGCCTTTTTATGCCAGGAGTCTTTGCTAATTAATAGCGAGAGTAAACACTAACGCTGTAACGCCTATCATTAGAATTATTAATCCGACAACAAGTTTTACAGCAAGATAAAAGTCTTCATCTTCTCTATCTTTTATTATCTTTCTACGATTAGCTTGAGCCAAATTAAAATCTCGATTCTTTTGAATATTTGCTGCGTCTTTTTTTACTTTAGCCCATTTGTGTGACTTGCCTTGCCTACTGTACTCTTTGCCGATACGCGACATCATGTCATCTATCTTTTGCGCTTGTTGCTCTATGTGGATGGCTTCTTCTAGGGCAGAACCTGCATAGCCGCCTTTTTTTTTCTTTACCTCGGCAATCTTTTCTTCAATCTCTTCTTTAGAAGCAAAGAACGAAGAAATTTCACTGCTCATAGCCTCGATGTCTTTCTTGCGGTCAAGACCTGTCCTGACCAGTTTACAGGCTGTATCAAGTCCCTTTATGAGTAGAGCAATTTCGCCAACCATTTTTCATTGCTTGCCAAAGAAATTAAAGTAAGACCCTGCCAGCAACCCGCCCAAGACTAAGGTAGTTATTGCCTGTAGCACAGTTTTAGCTACGGTACGTTTTGCCGAACGCCAAGAGTCGAGTAAACCCCGAAGCTCAGACACATCTGACAGGGCATCATCGTCACTAAGGCCGATATCTCGCAGGGCTTTCCTAGCACCCAGCTCGGC